GGGTGCGAAGATGATGGTAGATATAGCGAAAACGCAAGAAGCATTATGTTATGATGGTACAACTTCAACTGTAATATTAGCAGGTCAATTACTTACAGATTCAGAACATTTATTCACCAAAGGATTACACCCTAATCTCGTTTGCAAAGGATATAATCAAGCGGCTACAATGGCTATAGAATATTTAGATAATTACTTATCTTTTGATGCAAATAAAAAAGAATTGTTACAAATTGCAAAAACAGCAGTTACAGGTAAAACATTAGAATCAGCCATCGAACAAGTTTCAGAACTATGTGTTGAAGCAGTTAATGTTGCAGGTAGTGCGGATAAAGTAAAAGTTGTTGGAATGGCTGGCGGTGCTTTATCTGATTCATATTTCTTTAACGGTGTTGTAGTTAACAAAGATTTTGTTTATGAAGTAGATGAAGAAAATTTAACTAATATAATATTATTAAATTCAGGATTAGAACCTAAGAAGACAGAAAAAAATATTCAAGTCTCAATGGACATGAAAAATTATAGTGCATTCAAATCTTCTGATAAAGATGAGATGTTATTAGAAGCAAAAAGAATTGGCAACATGTTACCAAACGGAGGTGTAGTTTTCATTAGAGATGGAGTAAATGATGATGTAGCGGCTTATTTATCAAAACAAAATATAGCAATAATAAGGAGAGTTCCTGAATCTGCAATGAAAGGATTGTCACTGGCACTAAAATCTCGCATCGCACAAACTCCTAGCGATATAGAAAATTTAATTTCGGGTAATGTTGAAAGAAAAATATTTAATGAAATTAATTACCTATTCGTTAATGGCGGAGACAAATCAAATCAATCTACACTCATATTAAGAGGGGCAACAAGTTCAACTCTTGATGAAGTCGCCCGTGGTTTTGATGATGCGTTAGGTGTAGTGTCTCTAGTCATGAATGGTGGGAAAATTGTAACAGGTGGAGGGTCTACCTATGCTTCTCTTGCTAATTATCTGAGAAGTAAGGCTAATACTGTCGAGGGGAGAGCACAGATGGCTATCAATGCATTTGCAGATGCATTGGAAATATTACCTGCTACCATAGCAGAAAATGCAGGGCATGACCCATTAGATATCATACTTGATATGAGACATGCTATATCAGACGGTGACTATCATATGGGTGTAAATGTAGATGATGGCGGCATTACTGATATGTTGGAAGTTGGTGTTGTTGAACCTTGTGATTTAGTAAGACAAGCAATTCTTAGTGCAACTGAAGTCACTACTGCAATATTAAAAATTGACGATATTATTGCAAAAAGAGGAATAGAATAATGAAAAAACTTTCTGAAAGATTAAAAGTATCTTGTAGGAAATGTAATCATAAACATATACCTATTAGAATATCTGGAAGATTTCATGATGAAAAAAGAACAAGAGTATACATTTGGAAATGCAGAGAATGCGGTCATCTTTGGGAGGACTCAGTGTTCACAAAGGCTATAAAATGAAACCCTTAGCGTCTACCGGGGGTTTCTACATTTTAAAAACAGATGGCAACATATTTTCTTTTATATTATCGTACATTACCCAACGTAGGACAGAGGTACTTCTTTCACCTCTAATCTGTTCCCCCTCATTTCATGATGCATAAAAGGGAAATATAAAAGAACCTTCGGTGTGTTTTTTACACCATGCCAAAAGGTTGGATAACCGACAAGACCATGAGAGAAGCATTTCTAAATTGGTTTGGCAAAACAGAAGAGGATTTTTGATGAAAAGATATGATGATGAAACCTTTGCTCTTGAAGGATGGAATCGTTTTTGGAATTGGCTTGGGAAAAAAATAGGGTTATTAATATGAATGATACTAATTGGGATTATTGGGAAGCGATATTAGAAGGGATGATTGATGAGCAGAATAGATAAAATATTTTGGAATCTTTCTAATAAGTTTCTTTTATGGTTAGCATATAGAAAAGAATAATTATATCATCCAAGAAGGTTTTAATGGAAAATTAGCATAGCAATCTTCGGGATTATCATATGCCGCAGGTAAATCTAGTAAAGCAGTTCTATATGTTGCTAAGTCTGACTTCTGCGTATCTGTTAAATCTGCATACACTAATGTCAATTGATACTTATCAATATTCTTTAATGCACTATTTCTATCTTCCCTTAAATAATCCCATTCTGCTTCAGTAACCATAATCAATCAAACTCCACGAACATTTGTCCTACAACATCACCCATATCTACACTAGCGGCATCTGTTCTTTGTATTCTAATTTCATCTCCGGCGGCAAAGGCAAAGTTAACAACTACACTTCCCTGATATATTGTACTTGAGTGACTTGTCGCCGCTATAACCATATGAGCATCCCCTGAAACTCCTGTATCATCTTGTGAACCACCTTTTTGTACTGAAAGTGCAAAATGGTCAGTTCCGGCAGTTCCACCATTGTTGTTATTTCTATTTATCTTCCAAGTTTGTTCTGCCGTACCAGTAACTTCCTGATTCCTAGTATTTAATGCCAACATTTTGACTCTCCCCGTTTTAGGCATAATGTATCCCCAATGATTTTGACTTGAAGAATAATCATTTGTTGTTGCTTTTAGATTTACTGCACCGGAGTTCATATCACTTCTATTCCACGTATATACTACGCAAGTGTTAAGATTACCTAATGAAGATTGAATTGCTCCATCATCCTTAATTGTTAGTTTAGTAGATACTGCTCCCACTGTTGTACCTGTTTGGAACTCTAAGTAACCACCTCTTCCACTAGCGGCTGACATAGCATTTATTGCCGCACCAACTCCTGCTCCACTACTATCTACATTATGGAAATCAATTCCTGTATATTTAGTATCGGCGGGCATTGAAGCATTACCATTCTTTAATGTTAGAGTCGAAGATGTTCCCGCAGAAACAGTAGATACTCTCAATGCTTCTGTGCTTACAGTATCGTCATCATCATTAATTTCAGTAAGTAATACAGAAAGATACCCACCTTTATCTGTGGTAGCGTGGTTTTCAGAAGCATAACCAACAAGAGCGACAGATGCTTCTGTTATTTTGCTAGGAATATTACCATCATTTGAATCAAAACCAATACCACCAAGCATATTGCTTTCAACCGTAGAAGTATCATTTCTTGTTATCAGTATGCCTTGCTTGCCATCAGCCATATTTCCGTGAATATGTAGTAGAGAAGAAGGAGCGTCTGTTCCAATACCAATCTTACCACCCAAAGGTTGTAGTGAAATATCTCTAGCGGCATTACCACTATTTCTTCCTTGAATCCAAAGTGAATAAGGAGAATCGTCATCTAATCCAAATGCAAACTCTGAATTTTCATTTTGTAATATCTGTCCTGCTACTGCACCAAATGTTAATGATGGTGCGGCAGTTGCTCCCGCATCTACATGTAATTTTGCAGCAGGTGCATTAGTACCAATTCCAATTCTTCCTGCTGAACCATCTGAAAAGAAATTGTTAGCATCAGCATCACTCTCAATTCTTACATCAAAATCATTACTACTACCATCATTAAATACAATATCTTGTGCATTACCATTTACTTTTAGATACGGAGTAGAAGAACCATTCTGTAACACATTGAAACTTACTGAACCATCTCCTTGATAATGTTCTATTTCTGAAGTAATACTAGCCCATTCTTTTGTTTGGTCATAATCACTACCATCATAGAAATGTCCTTTGAATGCTATCTTACCAATTAAATCACCGCTTGATACCGTATTATCAGCAGGATTTCTGAACAATTCAAGCACTGGGCCTGAGTTTGCATCATTATTTGTATTTTCTAATACCATACTTGCTGAATTAGATACTCCCGAAACAACGTGTAAGTTTGTAGAAGGACTTGAAGTGCCTATTCCAAGCCTACCATTGACATACGCACTATTGTATGCTTGTGCCGCACCCGAACCCCCACCTGTTAATCTTAGAACTTCTTCCAATACTAATTGTTGACCACCCGTATCGTTAGCATCACAATAGAAAGACATTTGACCTTCATTAGTAAGACTTGAACCTGTTGATTGATAGGCAATCCTACCATCAGCAGTATCAGTTCTGAATGTGATACCTGCAAAAGAGCCGTCTGTTGTTGATGCATTCTCAATATATAATCCACCGCCTTGAGCATTAGCCCCAATAGCACCTGCACCGGAAGATGAATTATTACCTTGTGGGTCAGTCCTGTTATCTGTGTATTTAAGATGAAGTGGGAACAATGGGGCAGTAATACCTATTCCAACATTACCTGTATCTTGTTTTATAGTAATGCGTGTTTCTGTACCACTATTTGTACCTAGTATTAAATCTTCTGTAGAATATGAAGACAAATTTCCATATGTTCCATTACCATTTATTATTACAGGTTCATTAAAATAAAATCTACCTTGACTTCCTAATATATGATTCCAACTAGAACTTGTACTTCCTAATTTTAAAGTACCATATTGGGTTCTAATTTTTAATTGCCCACTGTCTTCTCCTACGTGAACTTTTGCTAAGTTAGAAGGAGCGGCAGTAGTATCTCCTGTAAGAATCATATAACTAGACAATGTTTTTACTCCGGCTATGGTTTGGTCGCCGCTAGTATAAACTCCATTAGTTACCGTATCAGCATTTCCGGTTACATCACCCGTTAAATCACCTGCAAATGCAGTAGCGGTTACAGTACCACTAACTTGTAATGCAGTAGAAGGACTTGTAGTACCTATTCCTACATTACCTGCTGAATCAATCCTCATCCTTTCTATTGAATAGTCATAATCTTCGCCCCTTGAAGTTTCAGACAAACTTCCTGTGTTGAATGTTAAAGCGTGGTGTGAACCACTCCAAGCAGTTTTAGGTGCGCCGATAGATGCCATAGTCCTAGTAGTAGCATCTGCCTCATCTCTAAACAAGATTTTACTATGGTTGGTAAAATTACTACTTGTTTGATTATTTAATTGGTCGAACATTAAATTACCTTTAGAGAGATGCAACAAATCTTCAGGACTTGTAGTGCCTATTCCTACCTTACCACTACCACCCGAACCATCGAATGTGATTTTACTAGTTCCAATCCAAGAAAGATGTAATTTATTGATGGTATCTTGTACTATTGACCATCTTTCATCTCCGTTTTCTTCAAAGAGAATTGCACCCGAACCACTTGTAGCATTAATTGTTTGAGTGGAATTTGCTCCTGCTAATTCTAACAAAGTTGCAGGACTCGTAGTGCCTATTCCGACTTTACCCGAAGAATCAATTCTCATCTTTTCTGACCCATTTGTATTAATCCGAAGGGAGTTATCTCCGTGATAATAAGATAAACGCCCAACCGCATTTGCGTCAGAATCAGCAAATAAAACTCCGCTATATCCGTTTGTTGCGTTGCCTGTCAATTGCATATACGCATTAGTAGTAGATGTAATTTCTAAGTTGTAGGTAGGGTTTGTTTCTCCTATTCCGACTTTACCATCATGAGTTATTCTCATTCTCTCTGTATTACCATCATCGCCAGCGTCGTTAGTGGAGAATACTAAGTTTGCATCGTGATTAGCCGCAGTAGAACTTGCACTTGTATCTCTTACTGCCGATATTGAAGCACTTAAACTATCAGAATCTGATTCTGTGCTAACATCAAATCCAATACCTGCAAAAGCATCAGTAGTCACTGTATTATTTCTAAGTAACAACAATTGTCCAGAAAGTTCATTCGTGTTAGCAAATGTTGTATTATCGGCAAACTCAAGATGTAGTAAAGCAAGTGGGTTACTATCACCTATTCCTACATATCCTGTGGTCTTATGTATGTTGAGGTTAGTAGTTGCTAGGTCATTCGTTCCACCAAAACTTCCATAATTCGTTTCGGAGACAACATAGATAGTAGTATCATTATCTGCAATAGCGATAGATGCCATATTGTCAGTTGACTCAAACTTCGCCACGCCATTACTACCACCCGAATTAACGTGTAATGTATTGGAAGGACTTGCAGTTCCTATTCCGACACTACCACTATCTTGAATCCTCATCTTTTCTGAACCGGAAGTTTGGAAATTGATTGCACCACCTGTACCAACATTTGAACTATCGGCACGAATACTGAGATTCCCATTATTATTCATAATGCGAGCCATTGGGTCATTAGTAGCATCACTATCTACTAATTGTAGTTGAGGTAAAGAACCACTTATTGCTGCTATACCTGCACCATCATAAGTAAAGGTTGCTTCACCGTTTAACCCGGTAGAACTAGTGGCAGTAATTATTCTATTATTAGCCCCATTAGCGAAAGTAAACGGACCAAAATTATTGTCATTATCGAAAGCAGAAAGAGGAATTTCAGAAATTAATTTTCTTTTATCAGCACCATTGTCTAAAATGATTAATTCATCTTCAGTTCTAGCAACAGCCTGTGTCATATCTGTTAATTCAGACATATCTAAACTAAGAGTATCACCGGATAAGGCAAGTCCAACACCTGCGGCCAAATTCGTGTTGTCACTTATATCAATAGCACTAAGTAAAGCCATACTACCTAGACCTAAATTAGTTTGTGCGTTTGTTTTTTGTGTACCACTTAATCCTTGACTGTTAGTATCAACTCTAAGTCTATTACCTAACGCGGTAGTCATAGTGCCTGTAAAATCAGCATTATCATTGATTGCTGCTGCTATTTCATTTAATGTATCTAATGCTCCGGGTGCACCATCAATTAAACCTGTGATTTCTGCATCAACGTATGCTTTAATGGATTGTTGTGTGGCTATATGAGTAGCAGAATTAGAAGCCATATTATCTTCATCTTTAAGTCCTGCAATGTCAGATAAATCTCCTGTTGCTATCGTTATAGATGCAGAACCATTGAACGACTGTCCTGCAATATTTCTTGCAGTAGCAAGAGTAGTAGCAGTATCAGCATTACCTGTAAGAGCACCTACAAAATCGGTAGATGTGATTGAAGATGCATTGGTCATCACTTGGCCATCTACACGTATTGAATCAATAACTATATCTCCAGTACCATTAGGTGATAATTGTAAGTCGCCATTAGAATTTGTAATAGATATTGTATTACCATCAATCCTAACATTGTCAATATTGGCTTGACCATTAGATAACTCAAGATTACCATCTGTAAGAGAGACATCCCCATTTTGTACTATTATACCTTTTTTTGTAATGAAATCTTTTTCCGCCATCTAATCACCTCATATTTCAAATGCTTGCCAACCGACTTTAACAACATATGCTTTACTGGCTGTATTACGTGTAGCAACTAGTCTCAAATTACCACTATTAATATCCGCTGTATATGTGGCTAAAGTTGCAGTATTACCATCAGAACGAACGGATGCATAAGTTGTAACATGTGCTTCAGTGGCATTATTACCAGCACGACCATTATGATTAATCACCAATTCACTAGTTTCATAGATATTATCAGTAGTATTTCTTATTTCCACTGTCAATTTACCACCACCAAAGACTTGTGTGTTGTATAAAACTATTTGAGTAACTGAAGCATTACTTGCAATAGAACCACTGGCGTAACCAAAACCTACTCCATCACCTACTTGTAAAGGTGCTTTTGGAGATGTAGTCCCAAAACCTACAGCATCTTCACTAACATCGACATACAAAGTATCGGTATCAACAACGACATCGCCAACACTAGTTATACCACTAGCACCAACTGTGGCAAGCGTAGTATTTATTGTATCAACAAAACCAGTTGCAAACCTTACACTGGAAGAACCTAAATTTAATGCACTATCTGAACTAGGGAATATATGTTGATTAAACGTCCATGAATCTGTAGCATCAGCAAACAATATACTTTTATCACCTTGTGATGACATAAGTGCAATACCTCCACCATTAACACCAGCATCATTTAATTCAGAACCACTAGGTGAATGACCTAGTTCAATCAATTTGTCGTCTACACTGAGTGTTGTAGAATTAATCGTCGTTGTTGTACCATTTACAGTTAAATCGCCTGTAACGATTAGATTTTGTCCTATCGTAACTGCCGCATTATTAGGGCCTATTGCTGTTATAGTAGGTTGTGAAGCATCAATTCCAATAACACTACTACTAGCAGTTAATCCTGTGCCGGAAAGCAACGTAGCCACATCTGCAAATGCTTCTTTCTTAGTTGCACCAGTAGCACCTCCGTCTAAAAAGAGAATATAATCTCCATTTGCAATAGCCGCTTCAGTAACTGAACTTAATACTGGTACATCACCTTCAAGTGCAATTTTTGATGTATTTGAATATAAACGACTATCATCACTATCTAACCACAGTGTGCGGGCAGCAACACTACCATTGCTACCACTTGGATTACTAGAAACGCTGGCTTTAAACGATATACCCGATACATCGGCCAACGTACCATTCATAATTATTGGTCCTAAAGAACTCAACACATTACTAGCAGACCAGTTGAACACACTAACATCGCTAGAAAATGTACCATCTGCTGCACCTAATTGAATTGCTGTTGCACCACCAGAAGAACTACTAGATACAAAACCGCTAGATAGCAATCTTTTCCAATTACTACCATCATATTGAAAAATTGAGCCTGTTTGTGGTTGACAGGTTACGTTTAGACCAGTTGAATCGAATGTAATATTGTGAGTAGCAGATGCTGCATTAGTTACAAATATTCTATGACCGGGAGGAAATGTACCGCTTGGATTAAGATTTAAATTTGCACCGGGTGTAATGTACCAATGATTAACACCATCAAACTTGAAAGTCTGTGCAGAATTACCAGCATATACTTTCATTCTGTCTGGTCCTAATCTAAAAGTTCTTCTTGCACTATCTTGATTACCAGAATAATATAAAACATTATTAGAAGCATCATCTAATCCCATCCACATTGCACCAAATTTAGATGATGTAAATGCACCATTTTCTTCTGAGCCGCCATGCATACCATCTAAATCACTGTGTGAATCTATCCTATTGGCATCACCATTCACGGCTTCTCCAATTACACCATCTAACATTGGGCTGAAATACATAGGCGAAGGTCTAATGAAGGTTCTATGGTCAAAGACTTCCTGTATGTCTACATTCAAATCACCTCCACCTGAACTTTGATATGTTGCTCTAACAGTACCAAGTACAACAGTTTGTTTAACATCTAAATCTAAACTACCATTCAACCCTGAAGGGTCAGTTAAGAAACCTATAGGTGTTGCAGGAAATGATGTAGTGTTGCTGCTTTTTTGTATCATTATATTTTTACGACTACTATCATTATAAGAACAAACATAAATTACAAATAAACACTGTTCACCGCTTGAAAGTGCTGTATCTGAACCTTCACAATTAGAATCAACTAATGTAACATTATATGTGTTAGGTGCACTAGAACCATAACCATTAGCAAAAGAAACTAACAAACCATCTATAACAGCATAACCTCCTTTTATTGTTATAGTGTGATTACCATCATGAGATATAGCACCTGATATACTTGTGGGTGTATTACGGTGAGCAGATTCTGTATGACTATCTTCTAATAATATTACACCATTGCTATGTACACCTTCAATTAAATTAGTCAATGAAGGAGACATGATGTAACTACCATCTGTTAATTTAGATGTATGACCAGAAGTTGCATTACTACCCATATCACTTGACCTCCAATATCATCTGTATTTTCATTTCGTTATTAGATGTTTTCAATAAAGGACGAAATACATGTCTAGTTACAGGTGTAAAACTATCTGTACCTCTAATTTGTAAGTAAACTTCTTTTAAGGATTCGTCAAAAGAATAACTAGTTGGAATATCTGCTTCGATTAACAAATTAGAATTATCTAAAATTTTAATAGTAGGTGTAAGAGTTAGAGCAGGTCTACCTGCACTACCATCGTTTGCAGTAGCAGGTGTGCCATCAAAACCTAATGTAATTTCATTTATATTGTCGGCAATAGTTTCTATCATTAATCTCTTTAAATGTGTATTGACTGGCATTATTTATCACCTATTATTGTAATTGGTAGACTTTTATTCAATCCTAGATTCTGTATTTCTCTTGATACATTACTGAATTGGTCTGCTGTTCCGTTAGACATGCCAGTAAATGCGACTATGTTGTTCAAATTAGATGTTTTGGTAATTGCAACATTGCCGACTGTACCTGCTGAAGAATTGGTAAGATTAATTTTAGAACTATTGCTACCATCTACAGCAAGTATGAATCCATTGTTGTGTCCATTTGAACTTTCTATTGCCGCTTTTAATTCTAAGGCTGTAGCAGCCGTGTTTGCCCCAAGTTTATAATATACCAAAGCATGACCATTTTCAGTTGCAGTATCACCTGTATTAATAGTATAATCACTAGGAGTTGCATGATATTTTTTAACTGTAGAACCATCGCTTAGAGTGATATATGCGTCTACGTAGGCTAAATTTACACCTCCTGTAAAATTAGTTTTAGCGATATCAGGCATACTCCCACCTATAGTTGTAGTTCGATTACCATCAGTACCAACAGTGGCTTGCGTTAAAGATAAAACATTACCATCTCTTGTAATTGCTATTTTATTATTATGTCCATTGGCATGTAAAATAGCGGCTTTTAAATTTCCAGCAACGCCTTGTGGTGATAAATCATTTCTAAATAAAACGTAATTTACACTATTTATTGTTTCAGTCATACCATTAGTCACACTAGTACCATCTGCTTTCCTTTGTCTAGCATGATATTTTTTAGTCGTACCATCTGTACTGATTAATTGTAAATAATCACCAGTATAAACAGCATCTGCACCACCAGTAAAACCAGTAAGAGTGAAATTACTAGTAGTAAATCCTGCCATTGTTATAGTTTGTGCAGATGCAGCATTTACTGATTTTGAATTTATAGTGATTGGTGCTCCCACATAAGGTATAGTTGCAGTTCCGGCTTGATTACTATTGGCATTAATTGCCGCCATCATATTTGTAGCAGTTGCATTAGCATCGCCACCTCTTTGATATAAAATAAATTGAAAAGCGTTATCTGCTGTTGTATCACCATCTGTATCTACAATAAAAGACGGAGATGGAGAAGAACCATTTGAATTAGGACTGATAGGTGTACCTTGAGGTACAACTAAACCATTAGTATTAGTTTTTGTCCATGTACTACCTGTTAAATTAACATAATAATCAGGATTTATACAAAGTAAGTTATATCCATCACTAGAACCACTTCCAGCATTATGTTTTAATGTTACATAATCTGTTTGAATAGCAGGGTCTCCATTTGTTGGTGGTGTTGATGCAGCAGGATTAGTTTTGAATAGTATTGTACCAATAGAACCACTAGCACCAGTATCAAGAGGAAATGCATTAGTATTTACAGTTACACTTGATGTAGCGGCTACTGCCCTTGTGATTGTTGGTATGGAATTACTACTAACTGTGAGCGAGCCTGTAGCAGCCACTGCTGGCGTTGAAACGGTATATTCCTGTATAGTGCTTGCACCGCCAATACCTCTTCTTCCAGAGTTTTCTCCAAGTAATAATTTTTCATGGTCTACATTGATTATAGTGATTAAAGGTGTTACATTTATTTCTAAAGAATTGAAAAAATTAAAATTTTCAGTTTGTATTTGCGTTTTTGTATCTACCGTAGATAAAGAGGATAATGACATAGCATCTTTTTCTATGTTCTGTAAAATACCTTCCACCCCATCATCTACTAATAAAAATTTAAAGTCGCTATCTTTAGTTATAGTCCTGTGAGTAGTTTCCGATACAACATAATTAGTACCGCTATAATTAATCATATCGCCCGGTCTAATATAGAATTTATCAGGTACTTTTTCAATACTAATACTACCTTGTTGTACTGAATTGGCTTGTAAAATGTTTCTAGCCATCTTACGAGCAGCCTTTTTAGATTTAATTGTAGCATCAAAAATAGGACTAGTTGCAACTACGTCATTACTATTTACACCTTGTTGCTTTTCTCTATCATCGATTGTAATTGATACATCATCATTCAAAGCATTCGGTACACCTGTGATAGAAATGCGATTTGCAGTAGATGATATAGGGTCTTTACTTTCTTTACCTTCCTTTAAGTCTCTATCCATACTGTAATGTTGTCCACTATCATTAAATGGTGTATAGAGTAAATTTCCCTCTTTTGTAAAATTTAAAAGACGATTATCATGTCTTGAAATAAACTTTAGACTAGATAATAGATTAACATTATTGAAATCCAATGCAACAAAATCATTAGATAAATTTCTTCTATTACTAGTATTATTTGCAATAGATAAAGGCTTTCCTAAGAGAGTTGAATTTAAATCACCATCGATATCTTTAGTAAGCCTTGTTATAATATCAGTAGTTCTAAAACCAACATCTACAGAAGTTCCAAAATGTACTTTTTTAGATTTAAAACCTATCTCCTTCACAGATTTACCTTTCATGTTTTTTAATTCAACCCTTAATCCTTTATTGGTAGATTCAGCAGAATCCCAAATTAATCTTTCATTAATATCATCTTGTCCATATATTATCTTGGGAATTTGATTTTTTCCTCTAGGCGACCATATATCTTTTTTGTAACTATTTTCACTATGAGTAAAAAGTAATGTGGATTGTAATTCTGACATATTATATGCTTTTTCGGTACTTATACTGTACTTTGATGATTGTTTATTAGTAATTGTAACTATATTATTACCTACACTTTGTTCTGTAATTTTACTATAATGTACCGCATTATCTATAAATTCAGGTTTTCTTACATCAGTCATATGACTATCCATTGATGTATTAAAATTAGATTTAGTAGATTGAATTAAAGTCATGATGCATCACCTGTATGGTCGCTTGTATTATATGTGACATCACCTTTATGTCCTTTAGGGTGTAATGATTGGCTAAAACGAGGTTTAACGTTATAATCCATACGTTTATCTTCATCGTCTGTATCATCTTCTTGTCTTCTCCTTGCAGCATCGGAACGATGGTGTTGTAAAGTGTTTTCAGATATAATTAGTCTTGATACAGTAGATTCTAAATTGGTTTTATCAAAACCGCTAACTTCTGTACCGGGTAATTTAGGACCAAAACTCAATGGGGTTTCCAAAGAACTAGTTTCATCAAACACGAAAACAGGATAATAAGGGCCATTACCATTTGCACCATCAGTACCCCCAATGTACGTACTATGACCTTTCCCTGTAACAACTTCATAATTGAATAAACCATATTTACCACCGCTAGTAGCATAAAGATAATTCAAATCATACTGCGGTGATGAGGTATGTAATGCATTATTCATACGGAACAATTCAACGTGTTGTTTATCCAATAATCTGATAGGTCTTACTAAGAATCTTACAAACGAATCGATATTATTGTTTCTTGTCGTAGTCGTATTATATCCAGTAGAGTGTTGATAAGGATTAGATGTTTTATGGGAATTACCTAAACTATTTCTACCCCATCCAGTGTCATCAAATACACCTGCATACGACTTAGATTCTAAAATATAAGAACCGCCATATGGTCTAAATGGATTAGTGTGAGAAAATCTCAATACAGCGGATATTGGAGAACCATTACTTTGTCTGGAAAAATCACTTGTAGTAAAATCAGCATCTGCTAATGTTTGTCCTGTTTGTAATGCACCATGTAACACAATTCTTTGACCTACGTTTCTATCAGTATGTAGGCTATGTGCTTCAGTGTTAATAATTATATGATTATCTTCAGTTTCATCTTCCGTTATACCGTCTATACCGATTCTAGGACTGGTTCTACTAATTGCATCTTTATGTGGTGAAGAACCTGATATAACTTCAGTTCTGTCACTCACAACCGCTTCAGGTTTCAATAAACCATCTTCTTCAATATTTAAAGTGGCACTTATACCACGTTCAACTTCATTATTTTGTAACACTTCATCTCTTGGTCTAAGTAGTCCTTCACCAAACAAAGGCTCTGCTGTATGATGACTTAATACTACACCAGTTGTTTCTATAGGTGTAGATAAGGCAGTAAGTATATCTTCATTGAAATGAGTAGGGTATCTTACACCCCTACCATTACCCATATCACCTACTCGTAAGGAATGTGTAGGTGCAAACACATCTACTAATGTTGCATTTGAATTATTATTTTCATAATTATTTACTCCACCAAATCTTGGTATAGAATGTCCACTAGAAAGAGCAACTTGACCGTCACTATCTAAAACATATTTGACATTAAATATAGGTTTTCCATTATTCCATATTCTTGCTGTTGGGTTTCTGTTGTTGGTTCTGTCATACTCATATGCGTCTCCACAATCCCATACGGGTCTCATACCAAAACCACGCACAGGAGCACGTCTAACGTCTTCCCCACGTTCATTGCCCCACCAGTCTACCAAATAGTATTGTGCGGCTACAGAGAGGTCTGTAATGCCCTTCCCTTCACCATCTCCCCACCAATCTCTCGATGTCTTAGCAGCAGAAACTGAGCCGGGTGTAGGTTGTCTTAAAGTACGGATAGGAACACCAAAAGGTCTAGTCATTCTCCTACCTTGACTGTATCTAACTTGATTATCAGCCTTATCTATACCTAACATACCTGTAAAATTAGTGTGTCTTTCCATAATACCTACATTAGTTTTAGGTGCAGTAGCGGAAGATAAACCACTACCGCCACGATACAACCAACTGCTACTGTATAATTCACTTTGTATAAGAGGTCCAGAATCATAATCTCTAGTGTTAACACCACTACCACTCGCTGTACCTTCATAATGTGCTCTTGCCCCTAGTATACCCCATCTAGGTTTATTTAATGGCTGTCTGACGGCTATACGGTATCCATATGACCTTCTTTCCAATGAACCTGTATCTTGTGTAGATATACCGCCACTTACAGCATAATCGTTATCATGGTCTGTATCATACCATCGTTTTTTCATAGAATCATAATCACCGGGTACATCCCATGAAGTAACTGCAAGCATATATTCCTCTAAACTACTCGCTTGTGGTCCTCCACGACTACCGCAAGGCCATAATCTGTTGTACATTGTAGAACCAAAATCACTACCACTAGCACCACCAGAATCATTATTTGAATTAGCATTAGTTATATCGCCTATTTTTTGACCAGTAGATTGTGGGACTTTAATTTTAAATGCAAAAGGACCATTACTCATAGCGTAAGTGGCTGCATGATAATGAATTGTTTCAAAATGTTCTGGAATAGCATTATACATATCCGCATCCACAGCATTACCATCCCAAGCCCTAGAAGTATTATCTGAAAAATATGTATACGGTTTACCTAAGTTCTGATGCCACATACATAAAAATGCATCAGGTAAGTATAATGAAGAAGTATCACTACTACCTTTAATTATGTCATTAACATAATGTGAAAATACACTTTGTTTTTTATTAGTTAGTATATTTATACTATTAGAATTAATTAAAGTTATTATTACACCTGCATATAATTTAGTATAAAAGGTAGCACCATCACCAGAATTAGATACTTCTATCCTAAATGGTAAATTTATAGCATCAGCATCATGCCCATCGCGTTTTGTGTACGTTGTAGTATAAGTTTCACCATCTTTACCTATTACACTAAGTTTTTCACCAAACTTAGGTTTAACAGGAAATAAACTACCATCGTCTACATTAATGAACCCACCACTAGCATCAAAAGATACAACTGTACATTTTGGTATTATAGATGTATTTTGTAATAGTTTAGAATATATATCAGGATATATAGAAGGATATCCTTGTAATGTTAATTGATTACCTATACTTCCATATGTACTTTTACTAAATTGATAATAATCATGAGGTGAATATTGTGCATTTTTCCCATTTCTATCTGATATATTTTGAATTACATCTGAACTCACATCTGCAAATAAAACACTCCACCACGGAATATTCAATGTATAGCCCGGCGTTGCTTTACTAAACATAGGTGAATATGGGAAGCCCTGTCTTGAAAAAGAAGGCGTTTCATGTAAATTTACACCAAATGCGTTGTAAAGTAGTAAAGGAGGTATATTTGTAAATTGACTTCCAGCATCAGGGTTCAAATCTAACATCATTTCATTAATGAATATCTCACAACCTCTTACATCTGCTTGCGTGGCTCTTGCTAAAGTTAAAACTAAGCCTCCGACAACAGATTCATCATGTGTAAGCCCAATTACAGTGTTTACTTGTTGGCTAGTTAATGCATTTGTGCTATTATTAAGGTTAAAACCTTGAATTTGTCCAGAATGAAGGTTTGGTTGTATGACTATTTGGTAAGCACCTACTTCAGCAGGGTCAGGGAAATGATTGGCTAAAGTATAATTTGCTGCTGCTGCAAGCACTATACTGTGACCACCTGCTTTATTTTCTTGTCCAGCATCACCAACAGTCGCTAAAACACCATAACCATCCCATTTTACACCTGTTTCAAACATTAAGGTAAATGCCCCACCATGTATATCGCTAGGACCACTAGGTGCAGCATTTATCCCACTAAAGTTGATTTCAGACTCTAAAGGATTGATTTTTTCTGTTATAGTCAAATCTGATTTAACAACAGGTCTATCAGTAATAGCATCTATTAATTCTTGTGCTAAGGTAGAGTCTTGAGTCTTTATACTCATAGCATATTGCGCTGTATTTTTACGGTATACCGATTGATATAACGGATGTGCCCAATGACCGGGAAGCATCGGTAATGTGGCATTAACATAGTGATGACCCATTCTTGGGTAAGGCATTGGTGTCAATACAGGCTTACTATATCTGTTATATGCAATGGTTTCATCTCCTGTATACTGTGTATGAGCCATATCAGGAGAATTACCGCTAACTTCAGCATGGTCACGTAATCTACGAGCAGCAAATAATCTTGCACTACCTGCTGGCATATAGTAAGAAGGGACTATTTTCAGATTAGTTACAGTCTGTTCAGCCATAAAAGTTTCAAAATCAATATCGCCTACTACTGTTAAAGTTGTACTATTTTGAGCGATATAGGAACATATAACGCCTTCATCTGTAGTAGGATTATACACTCTAAGGAATTTTCGACCATCTTTTATTTCTTTAGTTCCAAAACCTGCATTAAACACATTCGCATTAAGAGTAGCGTCTATAACTAACGCATTTGTAGTTGCATTCCAACTAGATACAGATACTGTATCGGTTTCTATACCGGAAGCATGTGTATATACCGTAGGATAACGGTGTGTATGTGAATGAGACATTTTCGTTATATGAAAATATAACGCTCTATCATGTAGTTCATAAGAAGAATGTAAAGAAGCATTGTCCCATCCGTCATTTGTGCTTTCTAAAGATAAACTATCTATATGTTCCCAATTATGATTTTCATAAGTTGGCTCTGCTCTTGGATTGCTAACACTATTATCGAACAAATAACCTAAATCATCTGCACCTAAGTCTGGATGTATCATACCACCAGAACCCATAGTTTCATTTTGATATCCTTGTATCGGGTCAAACCCTCCCCTAATCACTATATTTCCCGGTATGTGATTTGGATTTGGTATACGTAGTTTAAGATTGGGAACATTACCACTGTTTGCTAGAGCAGGTGCTAAACCAGTTGTACCTCTATTAGTAGGCACTCTAAAACCACGTATAATTGTACCAAGTGGACTACCACCTTCTATAGTGTGTTCTTGACCAGCATCATCTGTCACATTGATACTTTCAAATTGTAATTCTTCATTTGGTATATTGAGTACATTGTTAACTATACGTGGGTTGGTTGTTGCAAGTTGAGGATGGCTAAGTTCTTGTGCTTGTAATATAGGCAACATTGCACTATTTGTTGTTTCAAAAGAAAATCTCACATTACCATATATTTTTTCTCCAGTGGTATACGCAGTATTACTTACCACTCTAGTCATGAACGGTACAGCCCCAAGACCTCGTGCATTAATTGCTGGTAAACTTAAACTACCCCCATCCATTCTTTTCCATACAACATTTTCTATTGAAAAATTCTTAGCGGGTGTTTTAGATTGCATTTGATAAGCATTTACATCTTGCATCCAAAAATTATTACTATAACCTGATAATTCAGTAAATGCTGTACCTGAATATTTATCAGCCGCTACATTTCTTTCTACGTCTGTATCAGTTTCTAAATTCATTGAACCTATAGAATAAGATAAATCATTAATTAAATCTCCAGTTTTTGCTCTATCAGGTGTAGCATTCTCTAAATCTTCGTCAGTGCTAATTGCTGAATGTAAATGTTTAGTTGCATTAGATGGGAATAATGAATCAGCCCAATTTGCACTCGTTGTTGTACCTACAGGCATAGCCATATCGCTTACAATTAACGCTTCTACATTAGGACCAGCGTTTGCAGGAGCAATGAATCTATCTTGACCATGTATACGCTCATCCCAAAGTGTTGTACCTGCAAATGTAATTGGATTACTACTTTCACCTTTGACATGTAACCAATCTCCTACAGCAGTTATCCCATCTCTATCAAATTTAGCGATTAAAGCACTTTCAGATTCATTAGTAACAACTAAGAATGCACTCGTGAATATACCTTGATGGGTAGTTAAATCTTCAGTTATATCAGTATAGTTTATTGGGTTAAAACCTGATGTTAAGTTTGTATCTTCTGTATCTCTGAATGTAAATGCTCTACCTTCAGTTTGCATACTGTAATCTGTATAAGGAGTAGTAAGATAAGTATTCAAATTAGAAAGAGAGTCTATACCGTCTATGACATCAGTGCTTTCAGGGCTATTTATCATAGGGTTAATTGCAGATAAATGACCGTAAGTATTCATTACAGTTCCTGCTGAACCATAAGGAGAAAAATTAAGCATTTGATGATATGCACCTAAACCAGCAGCATAACCAGTACCTGATGTTGTTTTAGTAATTTTTAAACTGTTAAGATACGAGTACCTTTCGCCATGCCAACCAATTGCTCCAATAGGTTTAGTTCTATCAACAGCGTCAACAATACCAGAAAAATGTGCTTGAGTCATATGGTCACGAGTTGAATCATCTTCGTTATTAAAACGTATAGTGCCCGCTTTAGCCCAAACAAAACCAGTATTGTTCACAGTAGTATCGGCACTACCGTCTGCTGCTTCTTCTAATTCAGTTGCACCTGTTTTCCTATTAGGTGCTAAATAAAATTTCATGTATATATTGCTACCTGATTTTATTATACTTCTATTAGAATAAGCGGCATAACGAGGTTCACTTGTTGTAGAATCGTTTAAATTAATTCCTGTTCTTATCCAACCACACGCTGGTATTGATTCAAGGAAAGCGTAGTTGGCATCATTATTAGTTATGTTAGCGGTTCTAAAATTATTATTAAATGCGGTAGTATAACTACTCACTGTACCTATATCTACCCATCCGTACCTATCTTGTCGCATTGCATTACCCATAGATGGCATATGTGTACCACCTATTGCTTTCAAAGCACCAGCACCCGGAAATGCATTGATTGCTGCACCTAACACAGTAGCCATTTCTTCTCCATTTTGACAACGTGTGGCATCAACAACAATGTATTCCATTTTTGTATTTCCAATTGAAAAGTCTGTACTACTACCAACGTAATCTTGTATTGTACCAGTAAGTGGACCTGCAACTCTAAATGCTGTAGGATGAATTTGATTATCTCTAGTCCAAGTAGAAGATGAATTTCCACCTACAATACGAGTATTTTTCTTAGGATGCACTGAATTAAATGTGAGTTGATTATCCAACCAAGAACCACCTGCATGAAAACCCCCATCCATATGGTAAATCATATCGGCAGCCATTGCTATGCCAAAGCCAATTGTAGGATTATGATTCATTGGGTGTATTCTTGAATCATACGTAGTTTCAGCAGTTATAGTTTGACCGAAAAACCTACCATGTTGTGGTCTTTGTCGATATTTTATATTAGTATAACCAGCAGGTGTTTCCCAATTCACAGGAACTTTCCAATGAAATGCTGTTCTAGCATGATAATATGCAGACTTGTCGGGTAAATATTCACCAGCATTATTAGTAATATGATTAGGAAAACACATTCTTGCCGCTGACGAAAAACGAGGTACACGACTCCAAGTATTACTACTTGTAATAATTTTACCAGAAAAAGGCTCATTTACATTATGAGTAACGGCATCTGCTGCTGCATCATCAGCAATTTCTTGAGTAAAAGGAAATGCTTGACCCGGCCCAAATATTAGATATGTTGTCTTATTTTCTGTACCGTCACGATGGTCTTCATAACGGGCTGTTGGATGAGCAAAACGTAATACTAACGGTACAGGTTTAGCCTTAACAACACCAGAACTATACGCAGTTACACCTATATCTAAATCAGGACTAAGCATATTATTTTTATTGAAAAATGGAGATATGAT